AATATATCTTAAAATGTGTTTGGTGATTTCACCAATCGGATTACGTCCAACAGTATTGAACGCTTCATGCATCTTGTGTTCCGTTACAGTCAACAACTTGAATGCACGTTTGATCTGCGACAATGAAATCTCCTTCGTCGTGCCATCAGCGAAATGCATTAGCATGGCAGTCTTCAATAGATGAACATTCTTCCTGCCATAATAATTATCAAGTCGAGGGTCTTTGTTCACACGCTTTCTATCCAGTTCTCCTGACTCATAAAGATGCTTGTGCCACGCAGACGCTTCAGCATCCAACTTACATTCACCTGAGATTCCACGCAGTCCATACAGCCAACTGATAATGTCTTTGCGGCAACGTATCTGCTCGTCTGATAGACCGGGAAACTGACGAAAGAATCTAGGTGCATGACCGAATACAATGATGACGCGAGAAGTAAATCCCTGCGAAATAATCCTATCACTAAATGCTTCGCGAATGAATGAAGGTGTTGTTCCTCCCAGCATTGTTACGCAGATGTTCGTGATGTCGTCTGAGCCTTGGTGTTTACTCTTGTAATGGTAACTGCGTGAATCATAAAACTGGTTCAGCATATTCACCATGTCCTCGGAGTTCTTGCGAAAGAGTACACCAAGTTCCTCGATCATAAAGCAGATGGAATGATGTGACTTGTTCTTGAGCGCACTTCCACCAAGACGAGTATCGGGTATAGTAAACGTCCGCATACAATCATCACGCATATAACGAAGCAACGATTCTTGTGTAGTTGTGTCTGCACCGTAAGGATACATCGGAACCATCTCGTTTTTCTCAACGTCGAATTCCATCAGCTTCTCGCTTTTTATGATGTCGGTAACTTGCGAGATCACGCGAGACTTACCAGCAGCAGGAGGCCCGACAAGCAACGTAAAGATGTTCGGGTATATGGACATTGAATCTGGATACAACCAGACTCGCCTCTGTAACGCAGCACTTATCAAACTGTAGAAACTCCAATCAATAAATAGATCGGGCGATTCCAAATCTTTGAGATAGTGCCGCCACTTCTCAAGATTAGTCATCAAGTGTTTCTATTAGTTTTGCGATTATTGAATACTGCTCAAAGGTTAAAGCAGGATGTAGCGTCCCGTTTACCGTGATGAATAGTATAGGTTGGTTTTCATCTCCATCGAAGAAGTTGTCGATTGCGACACTTATATTAGTATCACCTATGTTGTAGCTTATTATTGGTTTAGACATCTATCATTTCTTTCCAGTTATCCCCGATCATTGCTTCTGATCTCATGGAGAATCGCTCGCCACGGGGAGAAATCATTTCACGATTCAGATGCTTCATTGCCTCTTGGGCAACAAATTCTGAATGCTCAGGTGCGCATTGAAGCAGCACACTATCATGGTTGTTCTGGAGTACGTCAACTCCTAACTCTTGCAAATCTTGTCGGTTCTGTAGTTCGACAAATGCGAGGTTCGTAATGCATCCGACAGTCGATTGAGGCACGAATGCATACGCTTCCTTGTACATTGATTCATCAATGATGCCGGTGAAGTATCTCGGATACCCAAACAGATTCTTGAGTGTTCGTGTTTCCTTGAGTCGTTCGACAGTCTCGTTGTGCCATTGGTTTATCTCAGGGAACAACTTGTGATAGGTACTGAGAAATCGTTTAGCCTCCTTCGATTCAAGTGCGATTGCACCTTGAGACTTTTGCAAGATATTTGTACGAAAGGTCGGAGCCTTCATGCCGTAGTTCGATGCGTGACAAACCATCTTGGCCATGAAGTAGTAGCGTTTATCGGCAGTCCAATTGTCGCTATCTTTGATTACACTATTCAGTTCATCCCAACCTTTGATGTCCTTGAGTTCATGGATGGGAGCTTCGCAGAATTCGTCGATGCTTCTACCAAGTTCAGCAGACCAGACATCAGGAAACAAGCGCATGGCAACAAACACATGGGACTTAATGCCTTCAAGAAATAGTGTGCGGAAGTTGCCTTGTGTACATAGGTAGCCAACGATCATTGCCTCTGCTCCTGCTTGGTCAGCTTGTACAAGAACCTTACCTTCATCAGCAATGAACAGATGTCGCAGCTTCTTTGGTATGTTTTGGATGTTCGTACCCCAGCGACCGAGTAGCTTGCGACTTGCCAATCTGAATGTAGATGTACCAGCCAAGTTGTACGAGGTCGTGATGCGATCAACCATTGGTATGTTGTGTAGACCATCGTAAGGATTGTACTTGAGTTGGCCGGATTCTTTGGCGATTGATCGGTACTTAAGAATTATTGAAATCGCTGGAAGATCATACTTGAGTCGATGTTGAAGCAGAGTCTTCTCGTTTGTTAAATCCTTCGCCGGTTTCTTGAGCTTCATGCGGTCATACAAATAGACAGACACTTGCTTCGGACTGTTTGGATTTAGGTCGTGACCGACAAGGAGACTCAGCATTCTACGAAGTTGATTCTTGTGTCGTTCGTTGCGCATCAGAATCTTTTTCTTCTCTGCTGTATTGATGCGGAGTCCCTGACACATCGCAGTAAGGTACGGCACTACCATTGAGTTAGCTTGTTCGATGGATTTAGTTGCGCCCATCGTAACTGCGAGTTCGTCAATTGATGGTTTAATCAACGCCATCGTGAGTACGTCCTTGACGTTGTAATGGTAGAGTTGATCAAACTGTTCTGCGTTCTGTGGATTGTAGCAACCTTCGTTCTTGTGATAAGGTTGATCTGTGTAAAGTGATATGCAATGTCCGAGAGACTTCTCTATTTCGGGGAACAGTCGATGGTGCGCCAGCATTGTATCGTAGACTTTGCGAGGTGCAGGAATACCATAACGATAAGCAATAACGAATAGGTCAAAGAGTGCGTTGTGTATGACTACTGTGTTGTCCCTGAGTGCAACAGCGAGTGCGCGTAAAATCTGAGGAGTCTCGTCGTAATGATAGTAGTTTATTCGCAGCATTGGTACGCAGTAACCTTTGCCGCCAAACGAGAATCCGAAACAAGTCATCTCAAGGCTAGGATTTGTCTCGATGTCAAAGAACATATCCTTGCCTTTAGTGTTTGTTAGTAAATCTATAACTTCGGATGCTTTGGGATAGATGTCACTCTCACCTTCGATGGGATTAGGTGGAGTCTTGAGATAACCGGCAGCTTTTGATACATCCCGTTGCATCCAGTATCGCCAGTTAGATCGTTTGGTTTTGCCGTGTCTCTCAGTTTCGTCGTAATCGTACTCGGTTTCGTGTGCGAGCGGATTGAAGTATGCCTTGCGATCAATGGCATTTTGCGGAGCGAACGTAGCAATGTAAGTGCGTCCATGTACCATCCAAGGACAGCCACGTTGACCACCGAGTTTTGAGTTCTTGAAAGTTTTAAGAGCCTTCTCGCCCAACAACAAAATTACTTTTGTGTCGGGGAGAAAGCCTTCGCCCAAGGTATTGAGCAATCTGATGTCGCAAGATTGTCTCGGAATACCAAGGGCGTTTTGGAATAGATGACCAGCGTAGCCTGAGATTAGACTACCCTTGTCGAATCTACTTGGACTTTCGAGAATTACCGTTAGACCGCTGTACTTTAGACTTGGTTTGTGTCTCACGCGCCTTGAGTGCTTCTTGTTTGAGCTTGTCCTTGATTGAATCTTGTTTGATGTAATCTTGTAGCATTAGGATTGCATCAGAGATTCCCGATAGATAACCGTCTGCTAAAGCCTCGGCTTGCATCTCAGTTGTCTTGATTCGTAACCGCTCCAACGCTTGTGCATTGTCTTTGGTACGAACGTCGTCAATTATGGTCGTTAATTCTTTCACAGTATTTTCTTTTAACGTAGTCAGGTGTTCCGTATCTTTTTCTTACTTCAGCAGTTCGCCGCTTCTTGTGCGGAAAGTCTACTTTGTAATCCATTGTGCGACTTTCGTGATGGCCAACTTCGCTGGGCTTGAGTCCATGCCGTCGCGCAAATTTCTTAAATTTTCTATCAAGGTCTTCCTTGTTTATTTCTAGGTCGTATATTTTCATGGAAAAAGGGGGAGGTTTTACCCTCCCCCATGTGGTTACGCAAGATCGTGTTCGGGTGCTTTACTGATCAGTTCCCCAACTGAATACGAGTTGAAGGTGATAGGGTCGCCGGTAGACGGGTCTACCATTGCCTCACCTTCCGCATTCTTCCTTACAACCTTCTCTGTCTTGATGGTTGCGTAGGCAGCCTTGCCCTTATAGATAGAACCATCCGGCTCGACAGTACCCCAAGGGTCGTTCTCGTCGGAACAGTTCAACTCGAAAGGCAAATCGAGAACACGATGATTACGCTTGATGCGCAATGCCATCTTCTCGATAAACACGAGGTACTCGCGGAATTGCAAACCAGCAATCCGTACATTTCCCAAGTCTGGATCTTCGATAGACTCAGGTGCAACGATTTCCCAAGTCAGGACAACCATAGGGTTGCCACTCTGTGACTGACGGGTTTCGGTATCGGCTACACGAATAGTGTAGTTGTTTGAAGGCAGAAACGGACGAGCGTTCTCCTTTACATCATTTAGGTTAATAGTAGGCATTTTTACCAGTTATCCTCACTTCGTGTGAGAAAGTATCGACGGGCGATCAATGCAGGGCAAACTAGCTGAGTTCTGTGTTTGGGAGGAGATTCTAATCGAGGTTCTGCGAACGATGACCTCGAAGTTCTCTCTCCCCACACAACAGCGTATACCTGTCTGCATCTTAATAGCAGTATGTACCCGTCTTAAATTCATTTATCTTCTACGGTAATACCGTGTTCGTTCTCTATTTTTTCTAGTTGATCTTCTAGTTGGTGAATTCTATTCCACGCAAACTTTAGATGCTCATCTTTAAGTTCCAATGCTTTTGCTTGGTCAACTGCTTGATCAACAGCACTTATATAATAGTCAGGCATAGTATGCGTTGCAGGACTTGATGACTTCGTTGAGATCGTTGGGTATGTAGAGATCATCAAACATACCAAGAGGAGTTTTCGCAGATGTCACTCCATCAGAGTTTGTCTGGAAACAATAGTCGATTGAGTTCTCTCCCTTACGAACTTCTGTGAATAGAACCATCAGCAGTTCCTTCTCGATGCAACCTTCGTGCTGCTTGCCTTGCACCTTGATGCGACGAGTATTGTACTCACCGCCAGTTGGCTGAGTGACGCGCACGATCTCGTCGATTGCTGTGAATATGAAGATGGCTTTTTCATTTTTCACTTTGTCGAGTAGGTCACGAATCTGTTTGTTGTAGTACGACCAGACATCGTAACCCTTGTACATCTTACCGGCGTAACTGGATAGTTGTTCGCAGTATTTGGTGAAGGATTCAAAGACAACAATATCTGAGTTCTTGATTGCCTTTTCGATGGCAGGATTAACGTCAGGTATCTTGTCTACCGATATGATGTCGAACTTCTTTGCTTCTTTGAATGGGAAGCCTTTGCGTTCTAGGTCGATGATGGTTGTCTTGTCTGCTGGTAGATTGCGCAGGGATGTTGATTTGCCCGTGCCACTACCGCCAACTATTCCGATAATAGGTTTGTTCATTGTCTAATTAAGATTTCGATGTTGCGAGGTTGAGGTTCTTCCGTTGTTGGCCAAGTGTTTTCGATTAGTTGTTGGCCGATCAATCCATAGTTCACTATGTCTTGAAAAGTATCAGCAAGTGATTCGTTGTTTGGTTCGCGATTGTTCTCAAGGAGATTCTTGAGTCTGAAGATTTTATCGACGAGCCGAGTCTTCAATCCGAGTAGTCCCTCGGACGAAATGTTCAATGGCCCGTAGTCCAGTTGTTTCGCGTCAAGCAACTCTAGGCAATCAAGTGCATTGTACATTGCTTGAAAACCAGCAGCAGTATTTAGTGTTAGTTCGTATTTAAGTACGGGAGGTTTGTTGTCTCCGTCTGTCATTTTACTTTGTACTTTGATTTTATTCATTGAAGTTTAATGGGTTATATTTTTTAGTGTAGAAGTCGTTTTCGATTACTGCTTCGCCAAAGTCTCCTGCATTGCAGATTTTAGTGAACTTGCACATTCCGAATTTGGTTTCGCAGCAGTTAAAGTTAGGCAGGAAGTATTGTTTATCTTCCTTGATGTTCTTGGTGAGTAGCTCAACGAAGTTGACGAGAGTCTCAGTAAGATGCTGTTCAAAGTATCCGAGCTTCTGGTCTGAGTAATCTAGGATTGCGCTTCGCTGAAACTTGTTGCGACCAGAGCGAGACAAGAAGATGCCGTTGATGAGCGCTTGATAGTTCCTGTCAGGGAACAGCTTACGCATCACCAAGGTATACAACATGAGTTGCGTAGACATTTCATATGAAGCCAAGTAACGGTCAACTGTTGTGACTGCCGTTGACTTGTGATCGCAGATAATGTTCTGGCCAAAGTATGTACCAATGAAGTCAATTGTTCCGCAAAGAACGATGTCGATGAATCCGTTCGTGTAGAATGGATAAGCGAACTTCATTTCGAGTAGTGCTTCGCCTTCATGTTTCTCTACCTTGAGTCCATCAACGTCTGAGTAGTGATCAAAGTATTGCGTGATACAGTTGGCGAGATGCCCTTGAGTACGCCAATCATTCTCAGGAACGTGAATGTCTGGATGAGAGAAATGTTCTAGTGCCTCGTTCAGCGACTTGGCTTTGTTGCCAGTTGCGTAGTAAGTCTCTAGTGCCTTGTGGTATGCCGTGCCGTATTCCATCTTGTGATTCATGTAACTACTACGCAAACCTCTTACAGTTGTGTAGTAGAACTTGAGAGAACAGGCAGATTCTTTGTAGGCAGATGCGTCTATGCGAAGAATGTAGCGGTCTTCGGCTTTTTCTAGTTTAATCAAGTTTGATCTTTCCTCTGGTTTTCTTTTGTACTTTCAGTTCTTCTAACTCGTCCGGTCTTGAGATTTTTAAGTAAGGTGCTAGATGTTCTTGTAACTTTGAGTCAGGCATTGCCTCTAATTCCTCGACTGAAATCTCCAGCAGTTGTTCTATTGTCATTCAAGTCCTGATAGAATTGCGCAGATTGCGCCGAATATAAAGTAGAGTAGTCCGAGTGCGCATAAGATGTCGAAGTAGATCATTTCATTACGCGAACAGAAGTGTCGGTAATATCTACTTCTGAATCTTCATTGACTAGATTGTATACGAATTCACGATCAGCTTCTGAGACAGAGACGTTACGTTCAAAGAGTTCTGTGTCCTTGGCAGTCTTGTACCATGTTTCTAGTTCGTTCTTCCACGCAATAGAATCATTAAACTCGTAGTCTATTGCTTTAGACTTTAGTGCGTTTTGTACCGTACCTTTGAAGTAGATTATGATGCCGTCATCAGTCTTGCGTATGGCTACTTTGTTTCGGAGTAGCGAATATTTTGCTTCGTCAAAGTTGTCTAGGATGAACTTGAATCCATCGTTGAATTTGACGTACAAAGTATTTGCTGTGTATCCGGTTTGCTGGGCGTTGACGTAAACGTCTTGTCCAGTTTCGATTAGTCTATCGAGTATTGGCTGTACTTGCTTGGCCGCATTAGGACTGTAAGTAGAGCGTTTCGGTTTTGGTTTATGTTCTATTGTAATGTTTTCGATTTGCATTGATCCATGTATTTAGCAGCAGTTTCTTTATTACCCTTTGCTAGTTCTGCTTGTGCCAGCATAAAGAGTTTCTTGGCTGAAAGTTCTTTGAGTGAAGGAGTCCACTTTGCAGCTTCATCCTGCGAGAAAAGAATTCCATCCGGTTTCTCACGATATAATTCATCCTTGAATCTCTCCAAGTCTGATGTCGGTAGGTTCTTTGGTAAACCATTCTTAACCTTGGCACGAATGCGTAACTGAGCTTGTTGATTTATTAGGGCGATTGTTGTTTTCTCACCGTAAGCATCAACAACTTCCTCAATAGACTCAAAGACCGGAGTATAAAACCCGAAACCCTTGAAATCCCCGTCGATAAACTGTTCTTTTTTATAGGTCATTTTCAAAAAATATGACAGTTAATATATAAGCAACCTTCGTGCCAACTTTTTTGGGGGTAGGTGATATTAATAGATGATTAATTTACCCAATGTCTTGTAACGTGCAAGTATAGATTGTAGTTCTCTATAGTTGCCGGTGAGTTTAGTTTGATCTAGGATTTGCAGCATCAATCCTTCGGGGTCTTCGACTTCTGTCTCTCGGACATTGTGTTTCTTGAGGTAGAGAGTTATGTCGTCTGTTCTATCTCGGAGTGGTGATGTCTTGATGATGAAGGTTGATATGCGGTGGTAGAGATCGAGTCTGAAATTTCCTGCCTCGACTTCTTTGCGTAAGTCCTTGTTGGTCGAGAACACGAAGCGACAAGTTGCGTTGTGTTCCTCGGCTTCACCTACGCGACTATACTTCTTGTGTTGGATGAAGCGTAGTAACTTGGGCTGTAGATGTAAGGGAAGTTCTCCGATCTCATCTAGGAATAGCGTGCCTTTGTGCGCTCGCTGAACGAAACCAGTTGTGTCTCTGGTCGCTCCCGTGAATGAGCCTTTGAGGTGTCCGTAAAGAAGCGATTCAAACAAGTCTTCTTGGAGTGTAGTTACGTTTACAGGAACGAAGTTATTTTGTATTTTGGCGTTCGATGCTGCTTGTCTGTCTCCATGTAAGATTTGAGCGATAGTCTCCTTACCTGTGCCAGACTCCCCCATCACTAGGACGGGGGAATCGTGGCTGGACAGAATGTGTGCATGGTAGATTTGCTCTAGCATGAACTTGTCTTCTGTGATTAGTTCTTCCATTTAACTTCTACGCCTTCGGCATCAAGTATGTCTTCCCACTTCCAGTCTTGTGGGTGTTCGTGTACTTTAGGATTCCACTTGAACTTGAGATGTACTTCAACTGTATCTAGCTCGGGTTCGTTGTGTTGCGGAGGGTCTTGGTTCTCCCGCTGACCCCATGCATCATGCTGTGTGAAGTTCATTTGATTCATGCTGTAAGAATTTGAGTACGTTGCGATTGGTTCTTGCCACTAGCTCAAAACTTTTGTCCATCTCTGGAGTTAGGTTTTGTGTTACCGCATTGTATAGATTGTATATGTTGCGGTCTTTATCTTGTGAGTATGTGGGATTGCGCCATATATCCAAGATGTCCTTGCCTCGCCTCTCACCGATCTTCTTGGTTTCTACCAGTTTTTCGATGAGGGATTCGCCCTTTTGTTGGGTGATCTTGAAACCATGCAAGACTCTGTAGCCTTCAACTGATGCGTCAAACTCACGCTTGGCTGAGTTGATTGAATCGTTGATGTAGTCCAAGTCAAGGTTCATTGAATGTCTACCTGACTGCTTGGTGTTCATGCATGGTGATGTCATGCCGTTAGTGCAGACAAGACGTAATGCTCCTGCATCTATTGGTATACCAGAAGAACCATCGTATGAATTGCGTAACGTGACGCGCATCCCGATGATGTCTCCCTTTGCTACTTCAGCACGTTGTTCTTTGAAGTC